CATCGCAGCATGCATTTATCCGCGAGCACGCCCGATCGGTGCTCGAAGAATGGGAGGAGCGATGAGCACGGAGTCAGTGCTACAGCGCGAGGCTTTCTTTACGGCAGAATTTTCCAAGTAACCGTTTCTACACATCGCCGTCGCTGCCGATTGGCGGGTTACCGATCGGCAACGGATCTGCGGGTGAAACCTCCGGCTGGCGCTGATCGATCACCTGCTGTTCGACCGCATAGATGCGCATCAGCTGCGGCATGGTCAGTTGCGCCCACGAGCCGGGCGGCCAATGGTGGTTCAGAGCACGGTTGATGACACCCGCTTCCACCTGTTCCGCGAGAGTATGAATTTTGGGAGGATTTGCCGCCTGATCACGAGGTAGTCGAGGAAGTCGAGCGCGTTGATGAGCGCATCGGTCATGATCGGCACGGACACGGCCAAAGGTTTCCCGAAGGTGCGCATGAAGGTGTGAAACTCGCGCGTCTCGCCGCGCGCATCGAGAAACTCGGAGATGTCGGCGACACGCTTGGCCTCGAAGGCGAACTGCCTGACCTTCTCGGCGTCCTCGCGCTGCGTCAGGGCGATCGGCCGCTGCAGCGTGTAGACCAGCGGCGTGGTGATGCCGTCGCCGGATTCGTCGATGACGACGGCCTCGGCGTCCTCCGACATCGACTGGATGATCGAGGCCAATTCGCCGCCGTCGATCGAGGACAGTTCACGGCCGGCAAACTCCAGCGGTTCTCCGGTGCCGTTCAGGCCCCGGCAGCAGGCGCGCACGAAGCGTTCGATCTGCACGCCGAGACGCGAGGTATCCAGCACCTCGGTCATCAGGCGGCAGTTCGGCCGGTAGACCACGATCTCGTGGATATCGACGCCGTCGAGATTGATCGGCGCCAGCAGCGACAGTCGCCCATACTCTTCCTGCGTCATGTTTCACCTCATGCGGCGCTGGCCTGCGGCAGCAATTCAGTGATGGCGTCGCAGATCAACTCCATCGGCTGCAGGTTGCGCTTGGTGTCGTAGGGATTGTCGGAGACCTGCGAAGCGTGCTGCGTCGAGAAGGTGCGGCCATTGCAGAGTTCGACGACGAGCGGCACGTCGCAGATGGTCTGGAAGTAGGTCACGTAAAGGTCAATCGGCACCACCACCGTCGCCGTGACTTTCGGGTTGCGATCTTCTACCGTGAACTCGCCGTCGTAGGTCTCGGTGCGCCGCTGATTACTCACAAGCACCGTGACATCGCCGTCCGACTGCAGGCGAATGGTGCGGCCGCTAATCACGAAGTTCAGCACCCCGGAACATTTTGGGCAATAGTCCATCCCTATCTCCCATCGTTACTACACGCCGACCGCGACCGGCGGGATGCAGGCGAACTCCGGCGACATGTCGATCGAGGTCGCAATACGCGCCAGCTGGTTCACGGTGTCCAGATCAATCAGCACGTTGACGCGGTTCGGATCGCAGTTGCCGGGCTGGTTGGTGCGTTCGACCCGGATCATCTGTTCGAGCGGCACGTTCGAGATTTCGGCGGTCCAGCCCAACTCCGTGCCGCGCAGCCACGCCAGGATCGAGGCCTGCAGAATGCGCGGACTGACCGCGCGCTTGCCCGCCGGAATCTGGGTGCCGTCCGAGACGAGTGACGTGGACGAGTAGTTCGCGCGGTACCAGTTGCCGAGATCGCGGACGAACTTCGTCACCGTGTAGCGGCTTTCGACCCGCTGCCATGCGCCGTCCGGCGCGCCGGTGTTGTGATCATACTTGTAAGTGGTCAGCGGTTCCTCGATCCACAGCTGCGTCTGTCTTACGCCGCGCGAGTTGGCGACGTCCCAGTTTACGATCCCGGCGTCGAAGAACATCTTCTTCTCTTCCGGCGACCAGATGGTGGCGCATTTGACGCTGTCGTACAGGCAGCCCAGCACGCCGTTGTCGTTCTGCACGGGCCGCGCAGGGTCGACGCAACCCGTGCAGCACACCCGCGAGGTTGCGGCCGCCGCCAGGAGATAGCCCGGATATTTGTAGTCCGGGCGGATCGGCAGCACGCACTCTTCCGGGTTGTTGCGGTCCATGCCGTAGGCGAAAATGAGACCCGAGGAGTCGGTGCGCGCATGGAACAGATGGCCGCCCCTGAAATCGCCCTGCACGCCGCAGGCCCAGTTCTGGCGGACCAAAAGGATCAGCGTGTTGTTGGCGATCTCGTCCTCGAAGCCGGTGCCGATGCAGTCGAACTGGCAGTTCAGCACCGGCAGCGCCGGATCGATGTTCAGCACGCCGACGCCCGCCGTGGGCGTGTCGATCTCCAGCCCGATGCCGGGCGGAAACACGTCGCCGAAGTTCGGATTCATCACCGGCTCGAACCAGTTTCCTTCGGGTCCCTTGTTCTTGGCTGTGAGCTGGATGGTGTCGCCGCCGCCGTTGCCGTTGGTCGGCACCGTGACGGTGAACGGCAGGTCGGTCCATTGCGACAGCACCGACGCCAGCGCCTGCGCCACCTGGGCGGCGGTGGAGCCGACGATGACGCCGACCGCGAACGGCTGATCGAAGATCGCAATGGACAACACGCCGTTGTCGGTTGCAGGTCCATCGACCTTGATGGTGTGGACGGCGGCGGTGCCGGTCGTGGGATCGTCGATCGGCGCGATGTACAAGGGCAGTTCGGGACAGGTGCAGAAGTGCTGGATCGCCATCGAGGACGCAATCGACCCGGCGCCGAACAGACGCCGCGCATCATTGGCCGAGTAGATCGGATAGAACTCGCCGACCTCGGACTCATCGACGGCTGAAAGCTTCTGCGCGAAGTAGAGTGGCCTGCACAGTTCGCCGATCGGTTCTTTGCCGGTGATGCAAAAACTTAAGAACGAACCGCGAGCGGCAGCGAGTGAGATGCGATTGTCGGCCATCCGATCATCTCCTATCGCGCAATGCTACATCGTCAGGCATCCCGCTTTTGCTGAGTCCTACTCGACGGGTGGCGGCCCGTGCTTGTGGCGACGCCTCTCGGCCTGGTCCGGCGTATCACCCTTGTCGAACTCGACGTCGCCGCGCTTCTCGGCCTCGATCAGGCCGGGCGAGATCGGCACCGTGGTCCACTGGTCGGACGGGATCGGCACGCCGTCCTTGGTGTAGGCGGTGGCGGGCGGCTTGCCGCGCACCCGCACGGTGCGTTCGGGCAGCTGCGGCGTGGTGGTCAATGCCGCGACGTGGCGGCCGTAGACGCGCTTGCCCGCAGGACGCGGCGTGGCGAACTGCGGCGAGGTCCAGTCGATCGCGGGCGAGGCGGGCTTTGATTGCGCAGGCGCAGGGCCGCCGAGACTCATTCCGATCTTGGTCATCATTGACCTCCTTCATCCAACATGGGCGGGCAGACGGGTTCACAGGGCGCATCAGGCGGCGTGGGACCGCCGCCACCGGAGACGCGAACCGAAAAGTCGCGCGGCGGCATCTCGATCAGCTGCTGCCAGCACGGATCATTGACGTGAAGCACCACCTCGGCGATCTCGACGCTGTCGTCGGCCTCGTCCTCGAACTCAGGCGGCGGGTCGGGCGGCAGGAAGTACTCGTTGAAGGAGAACGAGTAGGTGACCTTGACGTCCGGTTCGCGCGTGCCCGCGATGCGCATGCCGAGATAGGTCGTGGGCCGGAAGCCGAAGCGCAGGCCTTGCGGCTGCCAGTTTGCCAGCACCCATAACAGCTGCTTCTCTGCCGTTTCGATATCGATCGCCGCCAGGTACTCGGCCTCGCTGGCCCTGCCGTCGAACTGCGCCACGAACTGGATGATGCGCGGGTTGATCATCGACTCGTCGGTGAACTCGCGCGCGGGCCGGGTCTGCATCGGATTGACCAGCAGATAGGGTTTTGCGAGATATGACCAATGTTCCTCGGGCAGCTGGCGCAGATCGAGTTTGACGCGATCCTCGAAGATCGTGCGCGCGCTGCGCAGCCGACGTGTCACCACGTTGTAGAGACTTTCGATCCTGGGCGGCTGAATCGCGTTCATGCGATCCTCACACATCTGGCCAGCTGGTCACTCTCGGGCCGTTGCGCCAGCACGTCGTTGATGACGTCCTCCAGCATGCGCCGAGGTTCCATGCGTTCGGTGCCCGAGGTCAGATAGCCGGCATATTGCACGTCCGACCACAGCTGGCCTTCGCGCTTGTCCGTCATTTCCGGGTGCACCGACCCGACGAGGCGGCCGCCGGAGTCGGTCACCGGATATTCGCCGGGCGCCGAGGCGTAGTGCAGCGTCCTGCCGGGCCGCCGATAGATGCGCCCGCCGCCGCGCCCGCGCGACATCTGGCGGATGAACAGTTCGTGGGCGTCATCGAGGCGGCCCTCGATCCAGGCGGCGATGGCATCATCGTCGATCTCGATGTTCGGCAGGTGCGGAATCGTGATCTCAACCATCGGCCACCTCCGGGTCTTCCCACATGGGCGGCAGCGCCTGTGTCGCCGGGTCGCTGCGCACGTCGAACACGGTGTCGATCGAGCAGTCGAGAAACAGGAAGCGCTGCACGCCGCCAGCGTCTTCCACGGTGCGCACCTTGTACCAGATGCGGGCGTCGCCGGTTTTCCGGTAGACCCAGTGGCGCACGTCGATCTTGGCGTCGGGCGGATAGCGGATCGTGATCTCGATGGTCGGCGGCTTCACTTCCGTGCCGAACACGGCAACGTAGTCCATGATCTGATCGGGCTTGAGATTGCGGATGCGCGCATGGCAGCCGAACACGCCGGGACGCTTCCTGATCGTCGAGACGTCATCGTCGGGCCGTTCCGTCGTGGTGCACACCCAGACGAAATCGCGCAGTTCGCCGATGTTCGGCACAGTCCTTCGCCGCAGGATGATCTTCGGCATCGCGCATCCTCATTGTTCGTGCATGCGCCGGCAGCCTTGTCCGCTGCTAAGTTGGGTTGCTAAAACCCGGAGGCCGCGGAGACTGCCTTCCGTTGTCCGACCCGCATGCTGGCCGTCACACCTTGGGCCTCCTCAAGCCACGTAGGTCAGATCGGGCGACAAGAAGGTCAGCGCGCCGCTCTTGCCCAGGACCTGATCGTCCATTTCGGTATCGCCGCGATTTTCCACCATGTAGGTGAACAGGCGGCAGACCGCCTGCACGAAATGCGGCGGGATCGCACTGCAGGGATCATCGTCGCCGACCGTGTAGCGGGCGGTCAGATTGCAATGGCAGCACAGCGACGGCTGGCACCAGTTTCGCTTCAAGGTCGGCGGCAGCACCATCAGCAGCGTGTAGCCGGTAAAGATTTGCACGTCGCTGGTTGGCCGGAAGGTCAGCCGGAAGTTGCCGCAATCGTCCAGGCAGATCGGTTCGACGATGGCGCGAGCCGGAAACACCAGCCCGGCCGCCTCGGCGCAGAGGTCCCAGGCGGCGTCGAACCAGTGCCGCAGCAACTCGACCGGGAACGCATCGTCGGTCGCCGCCTGCATCTTGGCGAGCGCGAACGCGGCGTCGAGCGGATCGGTCTGGTCTTGCGTCAGCATTCGGCCACCGTAATGACAATGCAGTCGCGGATGATCGCGGGATCGCCGTCGCAGTTGCGGGCTTTCAACGCGATGTTCAAGCGGAACTGGCTGTTGATGCGGGCGTCGAGGCCGACCTGGACGAACGCCGTGGTCTGGGTCGGTGGCACGATGCGGATGGCGGATGCCACGTCGCCGTTGTCGATCTCGTCGTCGTCATCGTCCGCGCCCACGAGAAGCTTGATGATGTCCGGATCGGCAGGCCCTGGCGGATTCAGCATCATGTCGTACAGGGATGCATCCAGCACCTTGGCCAGATTGAATCCGGGGATGCTCTTCAGCCAGAGGTCCCAGAAGGCGCCCAGCGGCTGGGTTTCGCCCGGCCCGATGTACCACGGTCCCTTGCAGCAGCATTGCGGCACGGGCGAACACAAGCCGCCACGCACCGACGCGGCCGGAAACATCGCGACCTGCCCGATGGCGCGGCCCGCGTTGACCGACGCAATGGCGCGCCCGGCAAAGATGCTGCCATTGCCCATCAGGTCTTGCCCTTCGCCGTGACCGTGGTCGCCTTCGCGGCCTGGGCGGATACGGTTTCGCCCGGTTCGGTCTCACCTGCGGGTGCGGACACCGTGCAGACGCACGGCGACGGCAGATAGCGCAGCTGGCACGGGCCTGGACCGCCGCAGCCGAAACACCACTGATGCTGCCACATGACTATTTCCTCTTCTTGTGCTTGTCGTCGTCCTCGGGCTTGGCAGATTCGGTCTTGGCAGGACCGGCCTGGACGGTTGCCTCTTCCTTGCGATGCGGCTGGACGTCTGCCGGGGGCTGTGACAGCTTGGCCCAGCCGCGTCTCAACATGCCGGATGCGACATGTTCCGGCACTTCGTAGTAATGCTGGTCGTGGAATCCACTCAGCTGATGGTTGTTCTTCGAATACGGCACGGTCTGGCCCGCGATGATCTGGACAACGACGACATGGGTCATCACACCGGCCTCAACCGCACCGCATAGCGGCGGCATTGTTTGTAGGTGGCGTCATCGTCATCGAACGGGATCACGCGCAGCCACGCCGCCGAGTAGTGGCGGTAGGAAACGTCCTGGTCGCCCTTGATCCAGTCCACGAACATGCCGCGCACGACCTGTTCCTTTCTGTCGATCGCCCGTTCACGGTCGATGCTGCGATCGTAGATCGCCGTGATGTCGGCCCAGCCGAACTCATCCGGCTTGCCGTGGCGGTCGCGGGTGTGCTGCACCCTGAAGCGGGCCTCGCCACTGCCGCGAAACGACAGCATCACGTCGCCGTTCAAGCGGACCGGAACGCCCAGCTGCAGCCTCCTGCGCGCAAACAGATTGCGAAGCCACGTCAACATTTACGCCGCCCTGAATGACTCGATGCCGCCGGTCGGATCGCCGACCGAGAAGTCGGTGCGGCGCAGCCGTGTGACGACAACGATGGCGTCGAGGCTGGCGGGCACGCCGGTCGCCCGCAAGAACTGCTGCGGGCAGGCAAAGGCGAAGGTGCATTGGCTGTGCGCCTTGATCGGATTTTGCGCCGACAGCACGATCGTCGCCGGGCCTGCCACCGAGCCGGGCGGTGCATCGCACATCGGCACGCCGGGAAGCGCGGCAAAGGTGCCGGGCGTGCACTGATCGTCGGGCAGAGCATCGGCGCCTTCCAGCGTGATGGTGCCGCTGGTCACGTCGGTCGCCGTCGAGTTCGTCAAAGTGATGCCGTACTGCAGGCCGGGAAGAAGGTCCGCATATTTGGTCGCCGAGATGACATAGGCGAGATAGGTCCCGGCACCAGACCACATATTGAGCATTATGGCGTCTCCCTTATCTGATACGAAGTAGTCTTGCAGCCGATGGACAAATAATCCCGCCACCGATGCGAGCCTCCCACTTGTGCAGAATGCAAAATCCGGCAGAATACGGATCGACTTGAAGTGTCACCGCCTTCCTGTTGACGATCATGTAGACCTCGTTCCATGCCCCGAACGCGACGGGTGTGGTGCCGGGTGCCGGATCAGGCATCTGGGTGACGATTTGGACCGGCGATCCGTTCAACAGAAACGGCGTGCTCGGTGTGTTCTGCGGAAACTGCACCAGCATCGGGCGGCCCGATGCGTCACTCATCGTCAGCAACAAACCGAAGGTGTTCTGATTCAGAAGATATCGGGCGCCGCCACCCGCACCCGAGTGATACTGCATCGGCACCTGCCATTTCAGCGCCACCAGATCCTGCCATGTAAACGTATCGAGCGGCGTGGCGGGCGAGGTGTCGCAGACCTGGATGCCGGCGTTCGGATTGAGAATGCCGATCGGCTTGCCCACACCGTCGCCGGTCATGATCGCAGCCGAGATGGTGCGGCGAAATGCTTGATTCACCTTGTTGAGCATCCAGCTTTCGATGTTGATGGACGCATCTTCCAGAATGTCGCGCGTGCTGCAGACGATGTAGCGCAGCGTCTCGGGCTTGATTTCCATTTCGCCCAAGCCCTCGGTCAGATTCGGCTGCGGATTGTTGGCAAAGCAGGACGTCTCGCAGGCCCATGCCGCGTAGTCGATCCGCACGTTGTCGATCATGAAGCGGACGGACGGCCCGGAGATCGTCATGTTGGCCATGATGCCCGTGACGTCGGTCTCATCGACCAGGCATGACAGCACCCGCGCCGACATTTCCGGCGCCAGGATGAAGCCGTTCGAACCGAAATTGAACGCCGACAGCGCCTTGCGGTAGTCAGAAGACAGATTCGACGCATCCGTGGTGTTTATCAAGGCCGTGAGCGCCTTCACGGCGATGCCGGCTTCCGTGATCTGTTCCTCGGTCGGCGCGAACGGATGATCCGGGTCCTTCTTGGTGATCTTCAGTTCATGCTTCAACTGCAAGAGCCCGATCGCCGCCTTGCGGTTGGCATCGTCCGACAGTTCGGTCTCCTGGCCAGGTCGGAACGTGCGCCTGCGCACTTCGTTCAAGCTTTCCTCAAGCGTCTGCGCCTTGGTCGCCAGCGCCGTGATGTCGTTGGTCATCTTGACGATCTTGTTTTCGGTGTCGGCGGACATCTGGCCATGCTTTCTGATGTCCTCGCGCATCTCGTTGAGCAAGGTCATGCGCCCTTCGTCGGCCTTGGCGATATCCTCGCGCGTGGTCTTCAGCTCCTGGACCAGTTCGGCAAATCCGGCTTGGTCAGACATGGCAGCGGCCTTTCAGTTGCGACAGCAACGCGCGCATTTCGCTTTTCACGCGCATCTCGTCCGTCGGGACGTTGAGGAACGACGGCAGTTCGTCGTCGTCGAGATCGTGCTTCGCTTCAGGTGGGCCGTTCCTGTCCGGCTTTCGTCTCACGTCGATCAGGGCGTCGAGTCCGTCATTGACCAGGATGTCGATATCGATATCCGACAGACCGCAACGGGCCAGCCAGTCGCCGAACTCGCTTTTGACCTGCAGCACACGGGCATTGCGGTTGGCAGGCAACGCGACGATCGAGCACTCTTTCAGCGTGGCGCGCTTGATGATCCGCCGCCCGTTGCGATCGTCATACTTCACCGCGCTGCGATCCGGGATCATGTAGCCGACCGACAGGCCGGTGAGATAGCGGGCCTTCAGCAGCGCATAGGTCTCGCGCGCCTTCTCGACGGCAAGACACAGCGTGCCCTGAACGTGCAGTTCAGAGCCGATCTGCGCGAACCGCGTCCAGCCGCCGACGACATTGCTGCGGTCGTGATCGCGCAGCATCACGACATCCGGTTCGCCGGTCGCCTTGTGCGGGATCGGATCGAATGCGCCGGCCTCAATGATGTCGTTCTGCAGATCGAGGTCCGATGTCGATGCAACGCCCGTGAACGTCGCGGCGTCGTTCTTTTCGTCCTTCGTTTCAAATACGCAGTTCAAATCCTGAAAGGGCATGCGTAGCCTCGATCGTACGACGACCAAGATTTATCATGCGTTTGCAGGACTAATTCGTGAGTCGTTTAGGTGCGATAGATCGGCGTGCAGCGGCAGTTGACGATATCCTCAGCACCCGCGCCAAGCGACGAGTCGCCGGGATACATCATTGGGCCGGACTCTGCTTCGAACGGTTCGTCCACCGGGATCGTCACCCCGTGCAGATCGCGATGCGAGGGCCGCACCCGTTCGTCATTGGCGGTCATCCAGGTTTTTGTGCGCACCGGGACGTTGCGATACTTCAACGACTCCCAGGCGGCTGCCATCGCTGCGTTGTGAGTCTCGGTTCGGGCGATGCGGGCGGCGCGCACCCGCGAGAAGTCCGGGATGTCGCGGGTGAGCGCGCGGGCGATCTGGTCGTTCGACAAGCCGGCGCGGACTCCGCGCATCACGACATCGCGGACGTCATCGGCCAGCGACTGCGAGATGTCGGCGATGCGGGACGCAGCATGGCGTTCGAGATACGACATCTGTTCGTCCATGAAGCGGGACGCCCCGGTGCGGGCCGCCTTGGTGTCGAAAACTGGTAACCCGGTTACCAGTTTCTTTGCCCCGATCTGGTGATGGATCGCGGTGTAGACGTCGCGATAGATGCGCTTGTAGTGGCGCAGCAATGCCGGTTCGCCGCGCGTGTTGACGTACGTTGTCGCCGGGATGCCGCCGCGCGACATCTGCAGGCGGATGCCCGCGCAGAACAGCGGAAACTTGTGATAATGAAGTTGTTGTTCCATCCTGTCGAGATAGACCTGCACAGCGCGGTCATCATCGACGTTCAAGAGCATCACACGACCGCCCAGGACTCGGCTTCCAGGCCCCAGGCCGACCATCCTTTGCGGGCCGGGCCGCGCCGATTCAATTCGATCTTCGGCAGGTTCGGAAAATAGGCCTCGACCATTTCCAGAAATATTTCCGGCTTCTCGCTGTGGCCGCGCCGTGGTGCTTCCATCAGCGAGTCCCATTGCTCGCCTGGCGCCACGCACGGAATCTTGCCGCGCGTACCGAACAACAACACCTCATGTTTGTTGCGCGACCAGTAGCCGGTCGAAATCCGATCCTTGGCCCAGATCCAGTGACTCTTATACGCGAAGCCCCAGGTCTCCAGCACGTCCAGCGCCTGCGGCAGCATCGGTTGGGTGGCCCACAGAAACAGCGCGCTATCGTCTGCCGCGATCGACGCCACGTCGCGCGCCTTGATGACGTCGAGCGGCGACGTGGTGTAGTAATTGTCCGCCGCCCGGTCCATCCCGGTCTCGCGCGACCATGGTTCGAACCGCCACTCCGGATCGGCAACGATCACGCCGAACTTCTTCTTCGGCAGCGCCAGTATCCGATTGCCGAGTTCGAGTTCGCGGGCAGCGCGGGCATCCCGTTTGATCTTGTTGATATCGATCAGGCTGCCCTGATGGGTCTTACCTCTTTCAATCCTGTCCCGTCGTTCGGCCAGCAGTTTCTCGAATGTCGGTCCAGGGATCGCCGCATATTTGCGAGCACGATCAGCGAGGTATTTGTTGATACCTTCTCCTGCAAGGGTCTTGACTTCCTCGTTGGTTCCATGCGGGTCGATTATCGACCCGCATTCTTTCACCCTCGGGCCGCCGGTCGCAAACAGGCCCAGACGCCGCTTTTCCTCCATCATCTCGCCCATCTGACGTTCCGCACGGAAACGAATTTCCGATGCCTGAATTTCCATTTCCAGGTTGCCAGCTTGCTTCGCATAGGCAGCAATGGCTTTGGCCCTGTCGCGGATGTCCTTGACCTCATCGATCGCATGCGCCTCGGCCAAGGCCCGACACGCAGCGTCGTATTTGACAAGTTCCGCCATCTCACCCTCCCGCTGGCGGCTGCCCGCGCGCATCCGGCGCCAGGATGTTCTGCACATTGCCGCCCTGGACCTCGATCGCCAGCCGCTTCAAGCGCAACGTTTCGACCATTACTGGTACGTCGGCAGTCTCGTCGTCGCCGTCCTCATAGCGCGGGTAACCTAACAGTTCGCGCTGTTCATTCACCGACAGCATCGTGGCCCGCGCCGCCATGTCGGTCATGTCCTGCCGCGCCCGGATCATCGCCGGGATGTGTTCGACGTCGGCCTCGATCCGCGCGCCGTTGCGCATCAAGGCATGATTCAATCCGGCGACATATAGACCGATATAACCGGGCAGCACGGTGTCGGTGAGAAAACCAACCCTGGCCATGGCTAGATTGTTGAATGTGTCGCTGCCGGGCAAACCCACAAGCTGGGTCGGCACGCCGAACGTCATGACGATATCGCGCGCGATCGAGTCCTTGATCTCGACCGACAGGGCGGACGCCGGATCGTCATTCAATCGCGTCATATTCCATTTCGCGTTCGCCGTCACCAGCACGCCGCCGCTTTCGCGTTCGCCGGTTCGAAACTGGCTGATCTTGTCCTTAATCTTCAGCACCTGCTTCTCAACCATTTCCTTATCGGTCGACAGCACGCCGGTGATGTTGGACGAGTTCGACACGATATCGGCGCAGCGCTGCAGGATTCGCGTGAACACCTCACCAGGCGCGGCGGCAATCGCGGCGGGCGAACGATCGGTGATGCGGTTCAACGCAGGCCTGCGGATGTAGATCACATCCGAGTCGCCGTTGTCGTCGACCGGATAGTAATTGACGTGTCCGGCCTCGGCGACCTGAAAGCCCTGAATCATGCGTGAGCCCAGTTCATAGATCGGCGTCACGTCCGTCGGCGGCAACGGCCACAACTCCAGCGTGACGCCGCCGGTACCGCGGATGCGCAGCAGATAGGCTTTGTTGGCCACGGCAATGGACGCTGCAGCAAAGTATTGCAGGGCCGCACCTGTCCACTGCGGATTCGGACGGGCCAGAAGATTGACGATGTCGAGTTCGGGTGCCCGCAGCTGCTGGTCCTCGGCCTTGCGGATGACCAGCGGCACGCTGGACGCCATGCTGCCGATCATGTCGACGGCCCGCCACAGGTACAGCGAGCGGACATATTCGCGCACCATGTCGGCGTTCAGCCGTTCCAGGTTAGTGCAGGTGCCCGCCGCCATCTCGGATGTGACGTTGGCGGGCACAGGTTCGGCCTTGGCTGCGAACGGCCAAAACATCACTCACTCCTGTCGGGCGGCCGCTTGTACGGCGTGGCGGGTATCGTCGGCTTGTTCATATACTTCGCATCGACATCGACGCCGCGCGCCTTGTCCACGTTGATGGAGATGGCCCGTGCGGCGGCGCGGGCCACGCCATGGATGTCGAGACGGCGGACGGCCATCACGGCATCGCTGCGGTTCTGTCGGCAGG